TGCTGCATGTGCATGACGAGATCGTTCTGGAGACGGCAGACCCTGAAGCACCCAATACCCTAAAGCAAGTAATGTGTACGCCGCCTGCATGGGCGGCAGGGCTACCGCTGAATGCGGAAGTGGACGTAATGAGCCGATATGGCAAATAAAAAAGCCGCCTGGCAGGGCGGCTTTAACTACTACGGGAGAAGCATTTGGAGTTCTTAGAGTATCTCACAAAACTCGCGCCTGAAGGCGAAACCCTATTAATCGTTCGGCAAAAGCCGAAACTCAAAGACGGACAGGTCGAACTGCACGCCGACGGGGCGGTTAAAGCCGTCTGGCCTGCGTTCTATCCTGATCACCGTCGCCGTGATGGCGAGGCGTGGTACGGCAACACCGCGTCATTCATTGTCGATCGGTTCACGGACGGCAAACCTAGTGCCAGCGCCGCTAATTGCGAGTACGTCTTGGTCATGGTGCTGGATGATGTGGGCGACCCGGCCAAAGCGCCTGAGACGCCGCCGTTAGCGCCGACTTGGATCATGGAGACGTCGCCCGGATCGTTTCAGTGGGGCTATGCGTTCTCAGAACAGCCGACCAAAGCCGACTATGCCGCGGCCATTAAAGCGATCGCAGCGGCCGGCTATAGCGACCCCGGCGCCTGCAACCCGGTGCGCAACTTTCGCCTGCCGGGCTCGGTTAACCTGAAACCCGGCCGCAATAGCTTCGCCGCGCAGCTCGTCGAGTTTCACCCCGACCGCGAGTACACGCTAGACGAAATCTGCACGGCGTTAAACGTCACGCCGGTGCCGGTCGAGTCGATCGGCGTCAACCCGATCAAACTGGCCGACGACGGTGGCGACGACGTCTTCGCGTGGCTGGGCGAGCATGGTCTGGTGTTATCTAAACCCAACGGCGAGGGCTGGGCCGGCGTCGTTTGCCCGAACAATGGCCAGCACACCGACGGCAACCCAGAAGGGCGCTATAACCCGTCTTCAAGGGCGTATTGCTGCCTGCACTCGCACTGCATCGACTTAAGCTCGACCGACTTCCTGGCGTGGGTCGCGGCTAACGGTGGACCGAAACGCGAGCCCGGCCTGCGCGGTGAGCTGATCGTCGACACGATGAACACGGCGCTGGCCATGCTTACGCCGACCGAGGATTTCCCGGATGTTGCGTCCGACGTGGTGGAAGAGGTCGACCGGCGCCAGGCCGCGCGGGCCGAGCGCGCCGCGTGGTATGAGCGGTACGCATACGTTATCGAGGACGAGGCGTACTTCGATTTAGTCAACCGACGGGAAGTGCGCCGTAGCGCGTTCAATGCGCTGTACCGGCATATCAGTTGTTACTCAATTCATAACGGCAGCAAAATCGAGGCGTCTAATTGCTTCGATGAAAACCGAGACGCGAAGGGCGCGCCGGTGTTTACCGGCATCACCTACGCCGCGGGCGACGGCGTGATAGTCAACCGCGACGGCCTGCAATTCGGCAACCGCTGGCGCGACGCGCGGCCGGTACCGGTGCCCGGCGACGCGTCCCCGTGGCTGGAACACGTCGAGCGCATGGTGCCGATTAAGGACGAGCGCGAGCATCTGCTAAACGTCCTGGCATACAAAATTCAAAACCCGAGCGTGAAGATCAATCACGCCGTCTTAATCGGCGGCCTACCAGGCAGCGGCAAGGACACAATGATGGCGCCGTTTTTCTGGGCGATCGGCGGCGACTCAAAACAGAATTGCAGCCTGGTGCGCAACGAAGAACTGACGTCCCAATGGGGTTACGCGCTCGAGTGTGAAGTGATGGAAATTGCCGAGCTGCGCCAATCCGAAGCTCGGGACCGGCGCGCGCTCGAGAACAGTCTGAAACCGATCATCGCAGCGCCGCCGGAATTCTTACAGATCAATCGCAAGGGCCTGCACCCCTACATGGCGCCGAACCGCGTCCTGGTGGTGGCATTCTCAAACGAACGGGCCGCTATTTCGATTCCAACTAACGACCGGCGATGGTTTTGCTTATGGTCCGACGCCGGCCGGCTACCGGAAACCGACGCGCGGCGCTTATGGGCCTGGTATAGACTGAAAGGCGGCTTTGCGGCCGTCGCCGCGTATTTGCACGGCCGTGACGTCTCAACGTTTAACCCGGGCGCCGCGCCGCCGATGACAGAAGCCAAGATGATCATGATCGACCACGGCCGCAGCACGGCCGAGGCGTATTTAATCGAATTGATCACGAACCGGACCGGCGAATTCGCGAGCGGCGTCGTCGCGTCGCCGTTTTTTTCGCTTTGCGACCGGCTACTAGGTAACGCGCCGCCGGGCGTCAAAATCCCGCCTATGGCGCTTTTGCACGCGCTGAATGAGTCGGGCTGGGTCGATTTGGGCCGCGTACACTCGCGCGACTTTAAGACCAAGAAACAACTATTTTGCGCGCCAGACATGGTCGACATGTCGCGCACTGAATTGCGCCGCTTGGCCGAGCAAACCCCGGCGCCGGGCGCCGTGCGCTTGGTCAAATAAAAAACCCAGCGCTAGGGGTTAGCCTTGGCGCTGGGCGAAGTGGCGCGTCAAGCGCGCCGCCGGTGGGAGCAAACCGACGCTAGAATCGTCTCATAAGAATCAATATCGCGGCAAAAATTTTAATCAAAACCATGCGAGCCCTCGCTTTCTTGGTCGAGCGCTTCGGCCGCTTCGCGCTCGAGTCGCTTGATCACGCGCGAGTCGAGAATATCTGCGATATCGCACGGCGAACCTACCGGCCGCGCGTGTATTAGCCAAGCGGTCGCCGGTAGACCTACCGATCGCTCGGCCGGCTCAAAATCGTACCAGCACGTCAAATTGATATCGGCAATTGATTGTTCGACGCGCTCGAGGTAGCGCGCATAGGGCCGCCGAGCGCCGGCCACGGCGGCCGCGTCTTTTCTCGCTTCATTCATTGTCGGACCCTTTCATGATTTGATGCGTATCAATTACCGCTTTAATCAGCGTAAAAACATTGTCGGAATTACCGTTGGCCAATATACCGGCGGCCATTATCAACGCGGCGGCGGTATCTGATTCGCTTAGGTTTAACGTATGCTCGGCATAATCGAGCAAAGCCTGAACCGCTTCGGGTCTGTTATTCATCGGTAAATACCTCGCATAGTGGAATTGTCGGGTCATACTGCGCGGTGTTGCCGAAATTGAGATTGTCGTATTTGACGCGCGCCAGGTTGTTTAGATTGTCGAACCGCTCGATATATTCGGCCGTCGACACGTTCGGCGACCATGTCGGAAATTGGCGGACAATTTTCGGTTTCTTTTGCTTGTACGGTTTGCGCGCAAGCTTGGCCAATTCGATCAGGTCGCGGTCGAATTTCACTTTGTACGTGGTACCGTCGATAACTATAGTTTGCATAGTGTTAACTCCATTAGGTTAAATTGTGCAGCAACCGCAGCACGGCGCATCTTCGCAGCGACCGCGCGCATTGCGGTAGTAATCGCGCGGCCCATGCTCGTCGATCAGCGTCACGGTATCGATTTTGGTCGCACGGCGCTGTAATAGGACCGTGCGGCCGCGTTTCCACTGAATGACGTCACCTGGCAGTATGCGCGCGCCAGTGACCGCGCAGAATCCGTCGTATTTGGCCGTGATTGTTTTCATATTAATAATCCCTCCCTTTGATTTGAACAAATCCGCCCATGTCGCGCTTCGCTTTGCCTTTTGCATACAATGCGACGACGACGCGCTCGGGCTCAATATGGCGCACGTCCGTGTCGTCGCCGTCGACGACAGGCCAACCGCGAAACTCGGCCGGAATATCGCTTTGGCGCTGAAAAACGACGGCCGTCCGCTTATTGGCCGGATTGATAAGACCCTTGATTGAAATCGGTTTCGGCGTTATCGCGCTGAATGAATATGTCAAATCATAATTTCCGACGGTTTTCCCCTCAAGCTTGCGGCTTGGGTGTTTCGTGTAATCATAGAATTGCACGTCCGCAAAAATCTGAAAAATTGTCCGGCCGTCGATTTGGATATTCTCGAAAGGGATATCGCTTGTGCCATTGGGCCGCACTAAGGGTATCAAGCCGAGCTTTTCGGCTCGGCGTGCGTGCGACCAAATATCGGCGCAAAGCGAGAGCATAAACGCGCGTCGATTTTCTTTAAAAAACGCGGTTTTGGCCGCGCGCGCTTTTTGCGTGCTATTAAACGCGCCGCGTCCGGACGATTTCAGGCACGGCTCGAAACATCCGGCCATTTGCGCAAATGGGCAAAGCTTTTCATCCGGTACCAGGTAACAAATGGCCGTCAAATAGCCGATTTTTTCGCCCTTGACGGTTTTGGCGGACGATTCGCCAAGAATCGGCCGATATTCCAGGCCCTCGCGCTTTAATTGTGCTTTGAAAGGGTTTTTCATTTTTATTTGCTCCCAGGTAAGTTAAAACGACAACAAAAAGTAAAAGAATGCCCACATAATCAGCGCGCCGAGCGCGCCGCCGAGCATTTCGAGAATTGTTGGCTTATCGTTCATGGTTAGTTACTCCGATAACGGCCGGCGTCATATTCGGCCAATACTGCGCGGCCGATTTTTGCTGGCGTGACGTCGATATCAAAAATTTCCACAACGCCGGAAATACGGCGCGCCGCGTCATCAAATTTCACGGCCACTAGTTGAAAATCATCGGTAGTTACGGCCGGAAAAGTAATTTCCAGTATTTGCGGCGCGCCATAATCGCGGCCGGTTTCATAAGTTATTGTTTCGAATTTTGTCATTTTTCGCTCCAGGTTGTTTTTGAGTGTAAAAGATTGTTTTGTACTACGCCCGAATTATTGCACGAAGTGTGCCACGCTGTAAAACATTATTTTACGTCGAAAGTGTAACAGAAAGTGTCACATTTTGTGACAGTGTCACTGTTACAGTGTGACACTATGCCGTGTGCAATATATTGTCTTGCGTTGTGGGTCATGTGTGGGTCACGTGTGGGTCATGGAATTGGGGTAAATGACCCACGCGAAAAGCGTTGGTGCGCCACGGTTTTAGGGGTTTGTGGGTCATGTGGGTCATCTTTTTTCAAAAGCTATGGAAATTATGTAAAAATAATAAAAGGCCACGTTATGGCCGCGCTTAATGCCGTGTAAAGAAATCTTTTCGTCGAGCGGCAGCGATTCAAAATGCATGACCCACATGACCCACATGACCCACATATAGGAAATTTGTAGATTGATGCCATGCCAAAACGACCGATAGAAAACCCGAAAATGTTTCAGCGAAAGTTAACAGAAAAACAATTAGCGGTTCTGTTAGCGGCCGGCGCTGGAAATACCACGGAAGGCTTGGAAGTGTTAGTAGAATGTTATCAACGGCTGTACAATGCCGGCATCAAGAATGATGCTCAATTAGAAACATTCATCAATCGTATAAATAAATCGTGAGATATAGGTTTGATGAATGAGGGTGACAGGTACCTGCTGAAAGGTCCCGCCTACTTTCGCGCTGGCGGAAAAAAAATAAAATGCTATCAACCCTGGCCAGGTAATAGCGTGCCACTATCCCCAATAGCCTGCGTTAATCGCCCGCGCATCATGTCCACATAAGCAGCATTATGTAAAATGCGCGCGGCCCCTCGTTAATAGCCGACCGCTATCGGCCGACAGTCTGGCGCCGCGTGGTATTTCTGCGGTATTCCACATAAGTAAGCGCTCACTAACTTGGCCGACACTAGGCGGCCGTTAGCTTTTAGTGATAGTAAGTACTCACTAACTTGATAGGGGGGGGAGGGGGTCCACTACCTTATTAGATTCGCGGGTACCTCCAACCCACAAAAAAAAGCAAAATGGCAAACGCACCACACCGCAACACTTGGCGGTAAAATCCAAATCAGCTTTCCAACTGGAGAAAAAGCGATGGCGACGGAATACAAAGCACCGCGCAAGCTACCGATGACTGAGAGTCAGAAGATCAAGGAGCTGCGCCGGATGATGATCGAGGGGCGCGGCAAGGCGGTTGTCCAGAAGATCATCGACATTGCACTGGAAGATGGCCACCCAGGCCAGATGGCGGCGTTGAAGATGTGCGTCGACCGCACCTTGCCGGTCAGTATGTTTGAGAAGAGCAACGGCCAGCGCAGCGCAGTCACGATCAATATCACAGGGCTGGACGGCACGCCGCTCCAGATCGGCGCACCCAGCGCCATCGAGCCGCTGACGCTGGAGATGGAGAGCCCGACCGATGGCTGACCTTAACTTTCAACTCTTGCCGTGGCAGCAGACGGTCTTCTCCGACCCGACGCGCTTTAAAGTCGTGGCCGCCGGGCGCCGGTGTGGGAAATCCAGACTGGCGGCGACCACCTTGCTGATCGAGGGGCTGCGCTGCCCGCCCGGGTCAGCCGTGCTGTACGTCGCGCCCACCAACGGGCAGGCGCGGCAGATTATCTGGAACGTGTTGCTGGACCTGGGGCGGGACGTCATTGCCGGCAGTCATATAAACAATCAAGATATCACGCTGATCAATGGCGCGACGATCTATGTCCGAGGCGCCGACCGGCCGGACACGCTGCGGGGGGTCAGTTTGACCTACGCCGTGCTGGACGAGGTGGCGGACATCAAGCCGGAGGCGTGGGAACAGGTCATCCGGGCGTCTTTGTCGGACAAGAAGGGGCGCGGGCTATTCATCGGCACGCCCAAGGGGCGCAACTGGTTCCATGACCTGTACAAGTTGGGGCAGACGCAGAACGACAGCGACTGGAAGAGTTGGCACTTCACCACCAAGGACAACCCGCTAATCGACCCGACTGAGATTGAGTCGGCGAAAAAGACGCTGTCGACGTTTGCATTTAAGCAAGAATACATGGCCAGCTTCGACAACGCGGGCTCGGACGTGTTTAAGGAAGAGTGGATCAGGTACAGCGACGAGCCGCAGTACGGCAGCTACTACGTGGCGGTCGATCTAGCGGGGTTCGAAGAGGTGGCCAAACAGGCAGCGAATTCGAAGAAGCGCTTGGACGAGTCGGCGATCGCGATCGTGAAGGTGACCGAGGACGGGACGTGGTGGGTCAAGGAGATTCAGCACGGACGGTGGGACATCCGGGAGACGGCAGCGAAGATTTTGATGGCCATGCGCGACTACCGGCCGATGTCGGTGGGGATCGAGCGGGGGGCGCTAAAGAACGCGGTTTTGCCGTATTTGAGTGACTTGATGCGTAAGAATAATGTATATTCGCACATAGTTGACCTTACGCATGGCAACCGAAAGAAAGCCGACCGGATAATCTGGGGACTTCAGGGTCGTTTCGAGCATGGCCGCATTGTGCTAAACGAAGACGGCGACTGGGAAACATTCCTCGACCAACTGCTGCTGTTTCCTGCGCAGGGCGTACATGATGACTTGCCCGATGCATTGTCCTACATAGATCAGTTGGCCGTAACCTCTTACTTTGAGGACGACGCGGACGATGATTGGGAACCAATCGACGTGATCGCTGGAGTGTAAGATGGACCAAAACGACTTTGATCAGCCCGACGAGGCTGATAAAGAACTAGTGGCGTTTGTCACCGACCACTGCGACCGCTGGCGCGTCTACCGCGATACTAACTTTTTGCCGGATTGGGAAGAATACGAGCGTATCTTCCGTGGCCAATGGGCCATTCAAGACAAGACACGCGACTCTGAACGCAGTCGCATCGTCACCCCTGCGACACAGCAGGCCGTAGAGACACGAAACGCCGAGATTATGGAGGCGATTTTCGGCTCCGGCGAGTTCTTCGACATCAAAGACGACATCCAAGACGTTAATGGTAACCCGATGGACGTCGAGATGATCAAGAATCAGTTGATGGAGGACTTCAAGAAGGACAAACTCCGCAAATCGATGGAACAAATCGAGCTGATGGCGGAGATTTACGGCACTGGCGTGGGCGAAATCATGGTGTCGATGGAGAAGGAGTACCTCCCAGCGACGCAGCCGATCCCCGGGCAGATGGGGCAGGCGGCCATTGGTGTGCTAGAGAAGCCCCGCGTGTCGGTCAAGTTGGTGCCGGTGAACCCGAAGAACTTCTTGTGGGACCCGAACGGTACCAGCGTCGACGATTGCATGGGCGTAGCGGTCGAGAAGTACGTATCGATCCACAAGGTGGTGCGCAACATCGAGCGCGGCATCTACCGCAAGGTCAACATCACCCCGACCTACGAAGAAACGCAGCTCGAGCCCACGCAAGAGATCAGTCAGTACCAAGATGAGAAGGTCAAGCTGCTGACCTACTACGGTCTGGTGCCGCGTGAGTACCTGACAGGCAACGATGAAGACGTCGTTGAGCTGTTCCCGGAAGATTCGGCGGCAGAAGACTACCAAGACATGGTCGAGGCGATCGTGGTGATCGCCAACGACGGGCTACTGTTGAAGGCGGAAGAGAATCCTTACATGATGAAGGATCGTCCGCTGCTGTCGTACCAGAACGACACGGTGCCGAACCGTCTGCCAGGGCGCGGGACGGTCGAGAAGGCGTACAACTCGCAGAAAGCGATCGATGCCGAGGTGCGCTCGCACCTAGACAATCTGGCGCTGACCTCTTCACCGATGATGGCGATGGATGCAACGCGTCTGCCACGCGGGATGAAGTTTGAAGTGCGGCCGGGCAAGGCGCTACTGACCAACGGCAACCCGAACGAGATTCTGTTCCCGTTCAAGTTTGGTCAAACGAGCAACGACAACCTGGCCACCGCAGCGAAGTTTGAGAACATGCTGCTGCAAGCCACCGGCACGCTTGATTCACAGGGTATGGTGAGTCAAGTTGCACGCGATGGCGGCGGTGCAGGCATGTCGATGGCGGTTGCATCGATCATTAAGAAGTACAAACGCACGCTGGTGAACTTCCAAGAAGACTTCTTGGTGCCGTTCATCAAGAAGGCGGCGTTTAGGTACATGCAGTTTGACCCCGAGCGCTATCCGTCGGTCGATATGAACTTCGTGCCGACCGCAACGCTGGGCATTATCGCGCGCGAGTACGAGCAGGCGCAGTTCATCTCGCTGTTGCAGACCTTGGGGCCGAACACACCGGTGCTGCCGATCATCTTGAAGGGCATTGTGGCCAACAGCTCACTGTCGAACCGCATGGAGTTGATGTCAGCGCTCGATCAGATGTCGCAACCGAACCCAGAACAGCAGCAGATGCAGCAGATGCAGCAGCAACTGGCGGTGCAAGCAGCGCAGGCACAGATTGCGGTCAGTCAGACACAGGCCGAACAGAACCGTGCCGAGGCCACGAAGACGTTGATCGAGGCACGATTGAAGCCCGTCGAGACGGAAGCGAAGATCATGTCGGCCACGACGCAGAACCTGCCGAGTCAACCCGATATCGCGTCAAAAGAGTTCGACAAACGCGTCAAGGTCGCGGAGTTGATGCTGAAAGAGGCCGATATCAAGAACAAAACCAAGATTGTCGAGTTGCAGATGTCCAAAGCACGCGACGGTATAGCTGGGCTTGAGAACCAGTTTCTAGAAGAACTCAAGGAAGGGCTTAAATAATGGACATCGAAAAGGTTTTTGAACTCGACGACGACGATCTGACGTTAAAGAGCGCCACCAACGCGGTCTACGAAGCACGCGAGATGCAGAAGAAGCGCTTGAGCGACAATGTTCAGGCGGTTTTGCAGGCATTGACGCAAATGAAGTCGTCAATTGAAGGTAAGTACGACGATATCGCAGTCGCTCTCGAGAATCGCATCGCAAACATCCGTGATGGTGTCGATGGCCGCGATGGTGTCGACGGTCGGCCTGGTCGTGATGGCCGTGATGGCAAAGACGGCGCGCCAGGACGTGCTGGCCGCGACGGTGCGGCGGGTCGAGACGGTATCGACGGTCAAGATGGCGTGTCGGTCATCAATGCGTACCTTGATTTCGACAACAGCTTGGTGATTGAGCTGTCGAATGGTCGCCAAGTGAACGTCGGCGAGATTCTGCCGCCAGACATTTCCGATCGCTTGAAGGTCATCATCAATCAAGGTGCCAGCGGTGGCGGTGGCGGCGGGGCATCACTGCCCGATCAGACGGGCAACTCGGGTAAATTCTTAACGACAGACGGCACGAACGCGTCGTGGGGTACGCCTGCGGGTTCAGGCGACGTCGTTGGTCCTGCTTCAGCAACAGACAATGCACTCGCTCGGTTTGATACGACGACTGGCAAGCTGATTCAAAACTCAGTCGTCACGGTGTCGGACACTGGTGCGGTTGCTGGCGTGACATCACTAGCTACTGCGAGTTATGTTGACTTCAATACGTCACCAACGGTCACTAATGCTGCTGGACGGCTGTACTGGGACAGCACACAGAAGACGTTGAGTGTTGGTTTGACGACCAACATCGCGGCTGATATTGGTCAGACCCTCTACGCTTACGTAACAAACGCTGAAGCGTCGACGATCAGCAAGGGTCAGCCGGTCTACATGTTCGCGGCGTCAGGGGATCGTGTATCGGTCAAGCTTGCCTACAACACGGGCGACGCAACCTCTGCTAAGACGTTGGGTGTTTGCGCGGAAGATATCGCAGCCGGTCAAGCAGGCATGGTCTTGTGCCAAGGCGTGCAAGACGGATTGGATTTGAGCGCGTATAGCCCTGGCGACACGCTGTATCTGGGCGCAACTGCCGGCACACTGACTAGCACCAAGCCGTATGCGCCTAATCACCTTGTCTACATCGGTGTAGTCGAGCGCGCTAATGCGGGTAATGGTCGTCTGTACGTGCGCGTGCAGAACGGCTATGAGCTTGATGAGCTGCATAACGTCTCAGCGCAGAGCCCGTCGAACGGTCAGGTGTTGATCTATAACGCAACGACCAGTCTGTGGGAGAAGAATACACTCACCGCAGGCAGCGGGATCACGGTAACTAATGGCGCTGGGTCGATTACGATTGCATCGTCTGGCGGTGGTGGTACCGGTGATGTTGTTGGGCCTGCGTCGTCGACCGACAATGCGGTGGCCAGGTTCGATGGCACGACGGGCAAGCTAGTACAGAACTCATCGTTTGTCGTTAACGACAGCGGCGAAGTGACGACAGGTGTCTGGAAAGGCACCGAGGTCACTGTGCCTTACGGTGGCACGGGTGTGTCGACCTTGACTGGCATTGTTAAGGGTAACGGCCAGAGCGCGTTCTCTGCTGCTACTGCTGGCACCGACTATCTGGCGCCACCTTCAGGCACCGCGATTCTGAAAGCAAACAGCGGCGGCGCACTTGCTAACGCCACTGCGGGTACCGACTATCTTGCTCCGCCGTCTGGTACAGCGATTCTGAAAGCCAATAGTGGTGGCGCGCTGGCGAATGCCACTGCTGGTACTGACTATGTTGCTCCAGGCACTGCGACAACCTTTACCGCAGATCAGACATTTAACTCGACTCGATTAAAGCTGGCGGGTTCGACATCAGGGACGGCAACACTAAACGCGCCTGCCGCCGCTGCAACGAACACTTATACGTTACCGCCGGATGCCTCAACACTCGGGTATTTAAACATTCCTCAGTCTGGGTCAGCCAAAACCACATCCTACACGCTGACTACTGCTGATATCGGTGAGTTTATTAACGTCGGTTCCGGCGGGTCCGTCACAATTCCCGATGCGACGTTTGCTACAGGCGACGTTGTTTCTGTGTTCAACAACACGACGGGCAGCGTTACGATCACTTGCACGATTACGACGGCGTACATTGCTGGCACAGACTCTGATAAGGCGAGTGTCACCTTGGCTACTCGAGGCGTGGCAACGATCCTATTTATCAGCAGCACTGTCTGCGTCATTTCAGGAAACGTAACATGAGTGGCATTATGGCGATGCTGCTTGGCCGTGTTGTTAGCGGCGGCGGTGCTGTAACCATCATCGAAACCTTCACGGCCAGCGGATCGTGGACGTGTCCTACCGGCGTAACGCAGGTCGACTACCTTGTCGTGGCTGGCGGCGGGGGCGGCGCGCCTAATAGCAGCAATACCCGATCAGGTGGCGGCGGTGGTGCTGGTGGGTTTAGAACTGGAACCGGGCTATCTGTCACGGCTGGCACAACCTACACAGTCACCGTCGGCGCTGCGGGCGCGGGGCAGACTGCTGGCACGACTACCGCTGGAGGAAGTGGCGGCAATAGTGTGTTTTCAACCATCACATCGGCCGGCGGCGGGGGCGGCGGGTCAGCAACAGGCAACGGTGTTGCTGGCGGCAGCGGCGGCGGAGGTGCTGGAGGATCAGGCGCTTTTGGAACAGGCGGCGCGGGCAACACGCCCAGTACAACACCAAGCCAAGGAAGCAACGGCGGGTCAGGCTCGGATGCGGGCGGCGACGGAAAAGGTGGTGGCGGTGGCGGGGCGTCTGCTGTAGGCAGCGCTGCTGCTGGTGATAACGGCGGCAACGGCGGAGCAGGTACAGCATCAAGCATTTCGGGTTCGTCGGTAACCTACGCAGGTGGCGGTGGCGGCGGTAGTTCTGATGGAACTGCTGGTTCAGCAGGCGGAACAGGTGGCGCGGGCGGCGGCGGCAACGGCGGCGATCGAAGGTCTGGCACAGCGCCTACGGCTGGCACAACCAACAGAGGCGGCGGCGGTGGGGGTTCAGGTGGGGCCAGTCAAAATAGCGCTGCTGGCGGCTCCGGCATCGTCATTATTTCGTATCAAACGCCAGCAAGCAGAATTCTTAGCTTTACCGCTTCATCTCAATGGACTTGCCCAACAGGTGTAACCAGCGTTGATTATCTGGTTGTCGCTGGTGGTGGCGGCGGCGGCGCAGGCGCTGGCGGAGGCGGCGGGGCGGGGGGTTTCCGCACTGGTACGGGGCTATCCGTAACTGCCGGGACAGCCTACACAATTACCGTCGGCGCGGGGGGCGGGCAAGCCACTAAAGGAAGCGACTCTATATTTTCTTCCATAACATCAACTGGTGGAGGGATAGGGGGTGATTACAGCACTTCCACAGTAGGCACCGGGGGCTCCGGCGGCGGCGGGTATTATCTATCAACACCCGGCGGTGCAGGAAACACACCAAGTACAAGCCCCTCTCAAGGCAACAATGGTGGTAACGCGGTTAACGCGCCGTATTACGGCGGCGGGGGCGGCGGCGGAGCGAGCGCAGTTGGGGCTAACGCCACTAATTCCCCGGCTCCCGGAAAATCTGGCGACGGCGGCGCAGGAACTGCATCAAGTATTTCAGGATCGTCAGTTACTTATGCTGGTGGTGGCGGAGGGTCTGGTACAAGCCAAGGTTCGGTAGCCGGCACAGGCGGGGCTGGCGGCGGAGGTAATGGCGGGTCTGGGGGCAGCCCTTCTGGAAATGGAAGCCCAGGAACAGCAAATACTGGTGGCGGGGGAGGAGGAACGCACGGCAGCGCAGCCGGTTCTGGCGGCTCCGGCATCGTAATTATTAAACTCAACTAATGACTATGAAAAAAATCTACCGCTTCTACGGCATTGACGTTGCAATGCAAATGCTTCGTCCGGGTGCTAAATGGGAGATCAGCAACAACGTCTTCACCCGTTGGGATGACCCTCGTCCTTGCCCAAGCATGGAAGAAGTGTATTGGGTGATGGACAAGATCAAAGAGTTTGAGGAAAGCATCCCGACAATTTGGCTACCTGAACAGCTAGAGCAGCAGAAGCAAGAGGAAGAAGAACTAGAAAAGGCACTCGCATGAATATGCACAACCTGTTTCCTACGCCAATCGGTATGTTCGACTTAGATCGAGAATTTACCGACGAGGAACTATTGTTTGTTCGTGGTCAGGAAACTAGGGCTAACGAAGGCAACACCACTAGCGTAAACAACTTTGTGTTGCGCGATCCAGTGATGACTTCTTTGCGGGATTGGGTAGAAGGTTGCGTAGCTGAATACTTTAAGGCTACTAGCGACCCAAAGCATGATGTTGATTTGCGGATAACTCAGTCTTGGTTTAACTATTCAGAACAAGGTCAGTGGCATCACAAGCACACTCACCCGAACAGCTTTGTGTCTGGCGTGTTCTACCTAAACACCAACCCTAATGACCGCATCTACTTCTATCGTTCAGGCTGGCAGCAAATCAAGTTCCCACCTGAAAACTGGAATCCTTACAACTCGGAATCGTGGTGGCTTGAGGCGGTTAAAGGGCGGCTGATTCTGTTTCCTTCGTCGCTTGAGCATAATGTGCCTACGGTTCAGGGTGAAGATGTGCGGATAAGCATGAGTTTTAATACGTTCCCGGTTGGCATTGTTGGGGATGAGATGTCGTTGACAGGTTTGAAATTGGAGGCGTAATGGCGCACTTTGCTGAACTAGATAGCAACAACGTCGTGCTGCGGGTGGTCGTGGTGGACAACAAAGACACCGCAGACGCTAATGGGGTTGAGAAAGAATACATCGGTGCGGCTTTCTGTGAGCGGCTGTTTGGTGGTACGTGGAAGCAAACCAGCTACAACGGCACAATCCGTAAGCATTATGCCGGCGTCGGCTACACCTATAACGCTGTCCGCGATGCATTCGTTCCCCCGCAGCCGTACCAGAGCTGGACGCTGGACGATGATGCTAATTGGCAACCGCCAGTGGCCATGCCGACTGACGGTGGCATGTACTCATGGGATGAGACAACCCAAACTTGGGTAGCAGAATAATGGACCCAAAATTACAAAAATACTATGAAGAGCGGTTTGCCATGATGGCAACGCAGGGATGGTTAGATTTGCAAGAAGATATCGATAATATAATAGCTTCCTTGCAGAACATTTCTGTGATAGAAGGCGAAAAAGATTTACAATTTAAGAAGGGCGAACTTTCTATCTTAACGTGGCTGAAAAACCTAAAATCGGTCAGCGAACGAGCATATGAGGATTTGAATGCGCCGAATGTATGAGTTTCTCTGCGAAAGCGGGGTAAAGATCGAGCGACTTGCTGATTATGAGCAGCAAATCGTTTGTTGTATGTGTGGCAAGTCAGCCCGCCGCACGATTTCGAGTCCGAATTTCAAGCTCGAGGGGTGGTCAGGTCATTTTCCAACTGCGTATCACCAGTTTGACCGAAAACACCGCGAAAAGTTAGAATCGGAACGCAAAGCAAACGGATAAACCCACGTGGCCCCGTTTAATCCTGGGAACCAAAAGATGGCAGGAAAAGGAAACCAAACATGTTGATTGACAAAGAACCTGAGATGCCTAGCGAGTTGGAGGCAGAGGAAGCGAAACTACCCGAAGCAGTAGTCGAGTCTAAGCCGGAATTACCGGATCGGTACCGAAATAAGTCGCTTGAGGACATCATCAAGATGCATCAAGAGGCCGAAAAGGTCATCGGAAGACAGGCGCAAGAAGTCGGGGAAGTGCGGAAACTG